TTGGGATGCTTCGACGTATACCTTCCTACCTCAAGCTCGTGAGAGCGTAGACTATCAGAAGTCAGCTCAGGCTAAATTTAAGCTGTTTAGGCTAGACTTCTCATTCTCTGAGATAGCTCTTATTAAGTACGCCCTTCGCTCTGATAATGTGATGATAAGAATAGCTGATGGAGCTTGGCAGCCCGTGATAATGGACACAAAGTCTTATACTATCAAGGAAGCCTTTGCGGGGATGTTCTCTGTGTCTTTAAATGTAACTCTAGCGCAACCGATAAAATGCTAAGACTGACCCTATGGAATACGGCTGAGACAGAACAGCACACGATTGAGCTGTACAAGCACGCCCCCGTCAACTTGAATTATCAATTCACGGACGTCACTCAAATCAATAAGACTATAGGGTCTTACTCTCAGACATTTAGAATCCCCGCCACAAAAGCGAATACCGACTTCTTTGGAGACATCCAGAATCCTGCTGTTCAAAGTACATCCGCTCTAATTAATGGCAACTATAACGTAAAAAAGAAAATAAGAGCAGAGCTGTCTTTTAATAGTGTTAATTTATTAAGAGGCTACGTACAGATAAAGGCTGTATACATTCAGAAAAAAGATTTCGCTGATATTGAGATTATCTTCTTTGGCGAGTCTCTTGATATGGCTAAGAAAATCGGTGACAAGATGCTCACAGATTTAGCCGATACATCTATGAATCACACGCTCGACATTTCGGCAATTACTGACTCGTGGGCAGGAAGTTCGGCAGCTCCCTTTGATGGAACTCTTAGATATGGCTTATTCGATAAGGGTGAGAATTGGTCTGGAGCAGACGCCTTCACGGGAAATCCGTTGCTAGGTGACGGACGACTATTGCACGGAGATTTTACTCCATTTGTACGAATCCGAAAGCTCTTAAGCCTTATTTTAAGCGAGGCAGGATTCACATATACGTCGAGCTTTATCGACGGCTCAGATTGCGATAACATCTATATGCCTGCCTATGCAGGAAGCAAGACCCCACGCTCTGAAAACTACGAGCCAGAGTCCGAGCATTTTGGAGTCTCAATAGGGAGCAACTTTACTCTGTCAAATACAGACACTCTCTTAACTATGAGAGACGACTATACAAGCGAGGGAGGATATGATTACTCGAATAATTGGTTTAACTCTTCAAATCAATTCGACGCACCTTATGACGGTTTCTTCACCTTTACAATTAATGCAAAATACACGATGGGAGGCTCGACTATTCCCTACTATAAAGTCTCTTGGAATGGTTGGTCAGGAGGCGGAGCTTACGCTTTCTACACTTGGTCTGACGGCAGCACTACAAGAAACGGAGATAGGCAGGACACCTTCACAATCTTCTTTCCTGCAGGGTCAAGGATGAGGATATATGTCGGACAAGCGGGAACGGCTACGGGCAACGTCGCTAACGACGGAGCTGTCGGAAATAATGATGCTTTTTGGCTAAGATGCGTCGAGGCGTCTGAACCTATAACGGGACAAGACGTAGACCTCTCAAGCAACTATCCCACAATTAAGCAAATTGACTTCCTTATGGGGCTACAGAAGATGTTTAACCTTGTCTTTGTACCTGATAAGAACAAGCCAAATCATATTATTATCGAGCCCTTTAACGACTACACGTCCTCAGGCACAAAGAAGGATTGGACTAATAAAATCGACTACACAAAGGACGTCATCGTCAAGCCAACATCAGACCTCCAAAATAGTCAGTACGATTGGTCTCACGATAGCGGGCAAGACTTTATCAATGTCCTAGTCGAACAACAGACGGGTAGAGTTTACGGACGTTATCGAGTGACTGAGCCCGATAATGATTTTGCTACGGGTGAGAGCTTAATACAGACCCCCTTTGCCCCCTACCTGATGTCTACCGTCCCTTCGACAAATAAGATAATGCACAGATGCATCACTAACGACGGCTCAGGAGTGCAAGACCCAAAGCCTCGCATTGCATTTTGGAACGGACAAGCCGCATCGATGGGGACAATTGAGATAATGAATACGTCTTTGTCAAATTATATCACAGAGAACTTTCCCGTTTTTTCCAATTACAACGAAGTCGCTCCGACAATCGCAGGAGAGAACTTAAATTTCGGCTATGAGAGAGACTTTTTCTATGTTCAAGTTCATCCGTTAAATACTCTTTATTATAAGTATTGGAGTCCGTATGTTAATGAGCTGTATTCTCACAACGCTCGTATCGTTACAGCCTACTTTATGCTAACGAAAGCCGACATACAAGACTTTGAATTCTCGGACAAAATTTACATAAACGACACTTACTATCGAGTGTTAAAAATCAGCAATTTTGACGCTACTCAAGAAATCCCGACACAAGTGAAACTGTTAAAAGTTAGTACCGACCTTTCTGACTGTGCAGACACCCCAACGGGAATTAACGGAAGCGGGCAAATCACATTCAACAGCTCAGGGACTGACTACGGCTCTCAGGCTTGCTGTGAGCGTTATGGATATATATGGAGAGCAAAAATAGGAAGATGCTATCCTGCAGGCTCTCAGGCAGTACCCCCCTCAGTAACTTAAGGAATATGGACAAAGGACGTTATATACTTGAAGCGATAATGCTACTACAAGCCCAAGAGCAAAAATCTCAGAGGATTCCGTTGTGGCACTACGCTCTAGACTACACTTTAACCCTAGTATATCTCTCGGCTTATGGTTACGGGATTTACTCTTTAATTAATTGGCTGCTATGAGTATGAAGCAATGGATGACCTTCGGCATCAAGACAGAAGGGGCTGATAAGGCAGCGAAGGATATAGAGAAGGTATCAGGAGCTACTAAGGAAGCTGACGACAATCAGAAAGAGCTGAATAGCAATGTCGGACTCGGCACGGATGCGATGAACACCTTTGGAGGCGGGGCTGTAACTGCTATGTCGGGGATGGTCGCAGGAGCACGGAAGGCTATAGGAATGATGACGACCCTGAGAGGGGCTGTGATGGCTACGGGCATCGGAGCTTTAGTGCTTGCTGTAGTCGCATTAGGTCAAGCCTTTACACGCTCGGAGGCGGGTCAAAATAAGTGGGCAAAAATTACGGCTGTCGTAGGCTCTCTAATTAACAACATCCTTGACGTTATAGCAGACTTAGGAGGGTGGATAATTGACCTAGCTCCTAAAGTCGTCGCTTTCTTCTCTGACCCTCTACAAAGGATTAAAGACTTCGGTAAATTACTTAAAGAGAATTTACTGACTCGTCTTGAAGGTATGATGGAGCTTATTCCCGCTTTAGGTAGAGCTGTTAAGTTGCTATTTCAGGGAAAGTTTGCCGAAGCGGGGAAGGTGGCTGTCAATGCTGTAGGCAAAGCGACTCTTGGAGTCAAAGATTTGACAACTAAAGTCGGGGATGCAATCGAAGGCACAAAGAGCTTAATTAAGGGCTATGATGACCTGATTAAAAAGATTAAAGGATTCGGAGTAGCTGCTCAGTTTGACGCTAAGATGGCTGCTAAGATTGCCGACGACAGAGCGAAAGCTGACAAGCTCGCAAGGAAAGCCCTCGTCGACAGAGCAAACGCTGACAGAGAGATTGCCGATTTTAGATTTAAAGCTGAGCAGAGGGAAAAATACTCAGCCTTAGAGAGACTTGCTTTTTTAGAAGAGGCTTCAGCTTTAGAGGAGGAGATGACAGACAAAGAGATTCGTATAGCTCGACTTAGATTTGAGGCTAAGAAGCTAGAGAACTCCTTAAGTAAGTCAACAAAAGAGGACAAGCAAGAACAAGCTGAACTTGAGGCTGCGCTGATAGCATTAGAGACCTCAAAGCTAAGACTGCAAAAGCGACTACAGACTTCGATAACTACATTTAGAAATGAAGATAAGGCTGCTAGGGAAACTAAAAGAAAGCAAGATGAGAAGGATGCAGCCGACGCTCAAGCTAAAGCCGATAAGGAGATTGCTGACAGAAAAAAGGCACTCCAAGAGCTAGAGGTCGGTCTTATGACTGAAGAGGAGAAGGAAGTTTTTGCAGCAAATAAGAAATTTGACAAGCTCAAGGCAATCGCTGAGAAGTACGAGAAGGACACGACAGAAATTGCAAAGCAACGGACTGCTGCTCTTTTAGCTATAGAGAAAAAACACGCAAAGGACTCGGAAAAGCTAGACGGAAAAGTGGCTCAGGGGAGGCTCGATAATGCAGCAGCAGGATTGAACGCCCTGATGTCTCTCAATGACGCCTTCGCTGCCGACACAGAAGAGGGAAGGAGAGAGGCTTTTGAAAAGAACAAAAAGCTCGGCATCGCTTCGGCTATTGTTAACACAGCTTCGGCAGTTATAGGAGCAATCGCTCCATCGGCGGGAGGTCTCGGAATACCCGCAGGACTTCCGGGAGCAGCGGTAGCACTTGCGACGGGCATCGCTCAAACTGCCGTCATAGCAAAGTCGACATTCGACTCAGGACAAATGCCTGACGATGTGCCTACCGACGTAGCTCCAGAGGGTAGTCGTGACCTTAGTCAAGCAGCAAGTGCTAATCCTCAGATAGATTTAGGATTCTTAGGAGAGGGAGCAGGAGGTTCAATGCAAGCCTATGTCATCTCAGAAAATGTAACTAATCAGCAGCAAGCCGACCAGCTTGTTCAAGACCAAACAGTATTATAAAATGAAAATAATTGAATTAGTAATAGACGAAGAGGCTGAGCTATTTGGCATCGACGCCCTCTCAATAGTAGCGAAGCCTGCTATCGAGTCAAACTTCTTAGCCCTTAACGAGGACAAAATCACACTTGCGGAAGCCGACGCTGAAAAACGTATTCTAATCGGAGCAGCACTCATCCCCGATAAGCCGATTTATCGTCACAACGGAGAAGAGGAATTTCACGTCTACTTTTCTAAAAGAACAATCAGGAGAGCGATGGAGCTATTTTTCAAATTCGGCAATCAAGGGAACACGACCCTCGAACACGAGCACAAATTAAACGGACTAAATGTCGTCGAGTCGTGGATAGTTGACGACCCTAAAATGGACAAATCCAAGCTCTACGGCTTAGACGTTCCGAAGGGTAGTTGGATGGTTTCTGTCAAAGTCGATAATGATGCAATTTGGAAAGATTGGGTCAAATCCGACAAGGTAAAAGGCTTCTCTATTGAGGGCTTTTTTATCGACAAAATGCAAGCAAAAAAGTCATCGAAATTGATGTCAGAATTGACTAAAATTATCCAAAATCACGAAAATAAACAAAATTTGATTTAAGGCACTTTTTAGCCGTTTTAAGCGACTTTCGTCTTTCTCTGGTATTAGACCCTTACTTTCTTGAGATAATCGAAAAGCCTATTCCCGTTGAGATACAGAGGCAATAAAATTATGTAAAATAAAAAAACTTTTCAGCAATTTGTAAGGATTACCCCCCTCAAATCGTTATATAAATATATCCCCCAAAAAATGACATTATCAGAACGCATCAATGACTTGTTCAACAAGTTCGACGTCAACCTTAAGACGGAAGAAATTGAGGTCAACCTAGAGGCTCAAGCAGTCCTCGAAAATGGAACAATCATCTACACGGACGCAGCATCTTTTGAAGAGGGAGCTGAGGTGTACATCATCAATGAGGAAGGTGAGAAGATACCTTTACCAGAGGGAGACTACGAACTCGACGACGGCTCAAAAATGTCTATCGGAGAAGGTGGTAAAGTTTCAAAAGCACCTCGTAGAGGAGGAGAAGGAGAAGGAGAAGGCGAGTCTGGAGAAGGCGGTGACTCAGGAATAGGAGATGGAGGCACACCTCCTAAAGGCGGTAAAGCACCAAAGAGCGACCCACCGGCAAAAACTCCTCCCCCTAAAAAGAAAAAGTCAGCTCAGGAGAAGTTAGCAGAAGAGGCTGACGTTGCGGATTGGGAAGGTATGGAGAAGAGAATCAAAAACCTTGAGGACGGCATCGCTGACCTTAAAGCGAGACTTGACGAGAAGAGTGAAGTCATCGACGCTGAGGAAGTAGAAGCGGGAGAGAAGGAAGAGGAGAAAGTTGAATACTCAGCTCAGACAGAACTTGAAGAGCTAAAGGCTCAACTAGAAGCTCAGTCAACTGAGATTACAGAATTAAAGTCACAAGCTGCGTCAGAAGGCGTGAAGCGTGTGACGCCTACAGCTCCAAAAACTGAGGCTGTAGACTTGACAAAACTTTCAACAGAAGAGCGTATTAAGGCTCTATTTAATCAATTCAATAAAGCCTAAACAATTACAAAATGGCAAATGCAACAATCAACACGACTTACGTAGGGCAGTTAGCTACCCCCTTTGTCGCACCTGCGATTTTAAGCGCAGATTCTATAGCTAAAGGATACATCTCTGTTCTGGAGAATGTACGTCACGAGGCTGTCCTTAAAAAGTTCTCAGGAGGAGCAATCGGAGACAGAACTTGTGAGTTCACTACAGCAGCGGGAGCTTTAGTCCTTAGCGACGTAACGCTAACAACAAGTCAGCTTCAAGTTAACGAGCAAATATGTAACTATGAGTTAGCTCAGGATTGGGCTGCTGCTCAAATGAGAGGAGCTTCTGCAGGATGCCCTGCGGATTACGCAGCTTTTATCTCTCAGTACGTTGCTAAGATTGTATCTCAGGACGTAGAGCGCAATATGTGGCAAGGAAAGTACGCTATCGCTGACGGTGGCACGACTGGAGCTTATAACTCTTTTGAGGGTATTATGAACAAGTATGTTGCAGGAGCAGGAACACACGAAAACCTAAACGCAGGAGCGTGGCAAGGTTCAACACCTGCAACTACAGCGACATACATCCTTACGAAGTTAGATGCGCTTACTACATCAGCTCCTGATACTATTGCAGGAGACCCTGAGACAAAGCTAATTATGTCTCGTAAGAGTGCACAGCTTTATTACGAGGCTCTAGCAGGCACTTATAACCTTCCATTCCTAAATGATGGTCTAGTTGCTCGCTTCAAAGGATATGAAATCATTACTCCTGCAGGTTTCCCTAACGACACGGCAATCCTAACTAAGTTAGATAACATCTACTTCGGTACTAACGTCTTGACTGATATGATTGAGGCTCGTATGTTAGACCTTACGGGCGTGACGGGAGATGCTGTGACTCGTGTAGCTATGTTATTCGATGCAGGATGTCAAATAGTTGACGAGGCATCTATGGCTTGCTGTAGACGTTCTAGCTAAATTTAAACTCGGATAAGAGAGGAGGGGCAACCCTCTTCTCAACTCCACAATCTCTAATTCAATGGCGTGTAGCACGACAATAAACGGCAGAGCTTTACCTTGTAGGGATTCGCTCGGAGGCATTAAAAAGATTTGGGTAGTTAGCTCTTATAATTCTGATGCGACTAAATCATTCGTTGATAATATGTGGAACGCTGTAGCTGCAGGAGCAGTTGCTGACGCAAATGCTGCGACTATCCTTAAGGACTACGATATGCACAAGAACACGGGGACGTTCACTCAGACGCTTAATGCGTCAACTGAGAACGGAACAATCTTCTACACTCAAGTTGTGAGCTGTGTATTCCCTAACGAGGTAGCTACGGACATCTCGACTTTCCAAGATATGATAAAGGGACGCCTAGCGATAGTTGTTCAAGACGTCAATGATAATTACTTCTTGATGGGTCATACTAGAGGCTGTGAGGTCTCAGGAGGGTCTGTTGAGTCAGGAACTGCAATGGGTGACTTCAACGGACTTAAGTACGAGTTCACAGCAGAAGAGAGCATCCCTGCTCCATTCTTGGATAATGGTGGCTCAAACTTGACTTTCACAGCGAGCTAAAACCTAGCAAACACTTTTAACTGATTAAGGATAGGGGGAGGCATACGCTTCCCCTTATTTGATTAAGATGATTCGACTTCAACCAAATACAGCCTCACAGACGCTCTATGTTTCCCCCTTCCAAGCGAGGAAATATCTCACGACGTTCACTAAGTACCTTATCGAGTTTAAGGGTATGGCAACCGACAAGACCTTCCGCCTTATTCTGAACACTACAGCAGATAATTCACGCTATACATCGGCAACTATAGGCACTAATGTAGACGACGCTGTTAACGGGAGCATCAAAATTGAGGACTCAGGCTTTTACACTTTCACTATCTACGGACAGACCTCATCTTCTAATCTCGACCCTACAGACAGCTCGGTAGTGGGCTTCTGTCAGAGAGGGATAATGCAGATAATCGGGGATGAGGCGTGGACAATTCCTTCAATCACTATTCCCGACAACGTGGTATATTACGAATAACAAATGGAACTACTAACTCTCTCACAATACGAAGAGCAATCTTATGAGGAAAAGTCCTCAGGAAAGGGGTGGATAAACTACGGAGATAACAACCTCTATCCTCAGTATTTAGTCAACCTCTATCAGAAGTCAGCAACTCACAACGCCCTTTGTACGTCTATTGCTTATATGATTTTCGGGGATGGAGTAAAAACCGACTCTGTAGACGCCCTATTGAAGGCTGAGGAGTGGTCTCTAAACGATGAAATCAGAAAGGCTTGCCTAGACCTTAAAATTCAGGGAGGCTTCGCTCTAGAGGTCATCTATTCAATCGACAGAAGTACGATTTCTAAGGTTAGACACCTACCCTTTGAGAATGTACGCTCCGGAGAGGTAAACGACAGAGAGGAGGTAGACTTCTACTACTATTCTCGTGATTGGTCTGACTCATCTATTGACCCCCAATGCGTCCGAGCTTTCGACCCTGAGGACTGCAACGACCATCCGACTCAAATTATGTACGTTAAGCCCTTCTCGGTAGGGTCATTCTACTACCCCAAAAGCGACTATCAGGGGTCAATCTCATATATTGAGCTAGATAAGGAAATCGGAACTTATCACATCAATAACATCAAGAACGGACTAGCCCCTAGCTTTACTATCCACTTCAAAAACGGTACTCCTGCGCCCGAAGAGAGGACGAGAATCAGGACAGACATCGAGAATCAGCTTGCAGGAGCAACCAATGCAGGAAAGTTCATCATAACCTTCTCAGACCAACCTGATAGGAAGCCTGATTTTGAGCCTTTCCCCCTAAGTGATGCCGACAAGCAATATCAATTCTTATCGACTGAGGTAACGGATAAAATTATGGTCGGTCACAGAGTCGTTTCGAGTGCGATGTTTGGGGTTAAGACGGCAGGACAGCTAGGCAATACTCAAGAGCTTGCCGTAGCTTCTCAGTTATTCGATAAGCAAGTTATCCAACCCTTCCAAAGAATCGTCAACAAAGCCCTCAAGAGCCTATTTAGAGCAGCGGGGGTCGATGATGTGGTTAAGATAGGTCAGCTCACTCCTATTGTCGTAGATGAGCCTAAAACTGCTCTCAAAGAGGATGAGTGCTGTGGCAACAAGTGTTGTGAGCTAGAACAGAAGCCTGAGGATTGCTGTGAGAAGCCTTGCTGTGGTAAGCAAGAGCTATCAGACGAGGGAGTGCTTGACTTAAATCTAGCACTCGACAGCCTGATTGAATCAGGAGAAGATGAGTCAGATGAGTGGGAACTTATCGACTCTAGAAAGGTCGACTATGAACAAGAGAAGGCTCAGGATGCAATGTGGAGCTTTGCAAGTGTGATTGCAGGAGGACGCCCTGAGAGCGACCCCTCTCCACGTTCAAAAGAGCAAGATAACGACCTCATCAAAATTCGTTATGCTTATATGCCTAAAAAGACGGGTACAAGTGGAACAAACACTAAAGGGAAAAAGTACGAATACAAGTCAAGAGATTTCTGTCAAAAAATGGTCGCTGCAGGGAATAAGGTTTGGGCTAAGGAACAGATAGACCTTGCGAGCGAAAAAGCCGTTAATAGAGGATGGGGAGAGAATGGAGCTGCGACCTACGATTTGTTCCTATATAAGGGCGGTGGCAGTTGCCAACATTACTTCGAGAGAAGGACGTACCTCAGGAAGGGAAACAAGCAAATCTCAGTCAATCAAGCTAAGAAAATAATGAGAGAGGCAGGCTATGCCCCCCTTAAGCCAAACGACCCAAAAGTTGCAAAGCGTCCTCGTGATATGGGCGGAGATAAACGAGGATTTTTGAAGCCTAAAAATTGGACAACCCCTAGAAATTAATATCAAATGGCATTAACAGCAGAAGTCTTATTCGTTAACCCTGACTACCTCAAACGACTCACGAATCTCAACGGGTCTGTCGAGGATTCCTATGTGATTCCTAGCGTCATCGTAGTACAAGACAAAATCATTCAGCAGTATCTAGGCACTAACCTTCTAAATAAGCTCAAGTCAGACGTGAGTGGAGGCTCTTTAACGGGTAACTATCAGACCCTGATGGATGACTATGTGAGGAAGGCTGTGGCGTGGTGGACTATGGTCGACTTGATTCCTTCGCTTTACACGAAAATCGACAACGGAGGACTCGTAGTAAGGTCGGCAGAGAATACGACTCCAATATCCCCCCAAGACTTGCACAGAGAAATCGAAAGAGCGAGGATGAATGCTCAATTCTACACAGAGCGACTAGTGACCTACCTATGCAATAACTCAAGCCTCTTCGTAGAATACTCAACGAACTCTGCAGGAGAGATGACACCGATAACAGAGACATACAATCAAAGCGGAATGACGATAAGCGGAGGCGAGGCAACAGCTCTCAAAACTTATCTCTTCTCGTGAATAGAAAAACAAGCACCGAACTCCTTAAAAATTGGCTAAGTAAAAATGGACATCGAGATTCAAATAATCCTCAACCTCATCCCGATTCTCGGAGCGATGATAGGCGTATATGTAACCCTCACAAAGGAGGTCGAAAGATTAAGAGGTAGAATATACTCTCTCGAAGCTGATAGAGACGAGGTTAAGCTATTAGTCAAGGAGTGCATAGAAGGAATCCAAGAGCTTAAAATCTTACTAGCAAAGAAGGGACTCTAATGGAGCTTAAGTGGTTCAAAATACAAGAGTTTGACTCCCCCGATTTAGAGGGGTCAGGAGAGATGATGGAGGAGGAAGTCCTTCAAAGGCTAGACGTAGCTCGTGACATCTACGGGAGTCCTATGATTATCTCGTCAGGATTCAGAACAATAGAGCACAATAAAGCCGTCGGAGGCGTTAAAAACAGCTCTCATCTTTTAGGATGGGCTGTAGACATCCGATGCACTAATTCGCACAGCCGATTCTTAATGGTCGAAGCCTTCCTCGATGCAGGCTTTAATCGTATAGGCATATCCGACACCTTCATTCACGTCGATTGTGACCCTGAAAAGACTCCGCTGTTGATATGGACGTATTAAGCCCTATATGAGACCAAGACTCAACGGACAGAAATTAGAGGCATATAAGCACCTCACAAAGGACGAGAGGCGCATCCTAGTAATCGGAGACCTACACGAGCCATTTTGCCTCAAGGGGTATCTTAAATTCTGTAAGGACGTCTACAAGAAGCACAATCTAAATCAAGTCATCTTTATCGGAGACATCATCGACAACCATTACAGCTCATATCACGAGACTGACCCTAACGGACACTCAGGAGGGCTTGAGCTTGCTCTCGCTGTCAAGAAGGTCGAGGATTGGGCTAAGGCATTTCCTAAGGCTGACGTATGTATCGGCAATCACGATAGAATAATAATGCGCAAAGCGTTCTCATCAGCTATCCCTAGAGAGTGGATTAAGTCCTACAACGAAGTCTTAGGCACGAATTGGAATTGGGTCGAGAGTATCGAGTACGATGGAGTCCTCTATGAGCACGGAGAAGGCGGTCAAGCCAAGACTAAAGCTCGAAACAATATGATGTCGTCGGTTTGTGGGCATACGCATACAGAGGCTTATGTGCACTTTTACGTCGGCAAGAAGTACAAGGTCTTTGGAATGCAAGTCGGATGCGGTGTAGACGCTAAAAGCTATGCAGCAGCCTACGCAAAAAACTTCAAAAAGCAAGCAATCGGAGTCGGAGTCGTCATCGGAGGACACACGGCTTATAATGTAATGATGGAATTATGAACAACCCCCTAATAAATAACCTACTCAAGGGTCTAGATTTAACCCAAGTATTCAAAGGCAAAGGAGACCTCAAGAGATGGAGTGCTAAGCGCACTATCGGAGGCTCGATTGTAGCATACGCTCTCTATAGTATGGAGCAATCTGGAAACGGAATAGAACTCTACGGAGTGCTGTTGTGCTTGATAGGTGTATTACCTTTGTGCTTGTCTTTCCTAGAGAAGGATTAAACGTATTTTTATCGTGTGACGCAACTATCGATAAAACGAGGGGAAGAGTCAGAACGCTGACCTCCCCTCACATCTACAAGAGTGACCCACTTTGACGGGTCGAGTCAGTTCATTTGATGAGATGCCTCTACTTCGGTAGGGGCGTCTTTTTTTTATGCCCTTGTAACCCCCGTAAACACTAAGAAAGTAAAAAAAGTTTAGATAAAAGATAAAATAAATTAGGTTTTTTAGAAGTGATGTGCGTATATTGCGGTCATAACACAAACAAAAACCCAAAAAAAATGAGCAATTTTAACACACAATCAACTGAGAGTCAATCAGTTAGCAACCTTCCTTCTATCGTTTTCTTTTACGAAACAGCTAAGGGTAAGATAGAAGAGACTTTTGATTTTAACACTAACGTACAAACAATCAAGAGGACATCCGCTGAGATATTTGGCTACGTAAAGGAGACTACTTACAATCACGAGCACGCTCAGCTCTTAGCCTTCTATATTACGGAGCTTATCAAGGAGCTTAACAAGAGAGACATTCCTTTCGTACAGAAGACTCAGGCAATCTGATGATGACCTTAATGGTCGAAACGTCGAGAGACGTCATTGTCAAACAAACACAAAAAAACAATTTTAAGATGACACATTTAACTACAACCCACCCAAAGCTAGACGCACTCCTACAGAACGACAGAGACGCCTTAAGCGGGTTCTATCACAATGCTCAAAAGAAAATAGTTGATGAGCTAGTTCGTAGATACCCTTATGGTATGGATGCGATAAATTATGATACAAGAGAGAAGGTTAAAGCTCAGATTATTGAGGAGGTTAAAAAAGAGTTCAACGTAGACCTACACGATGAGGAGCTTCAAGAGCTTCAATTAATCATCGACGGAGACGAATACAATCATCGTCTAGAGCTTGTCAGGGACATCTGTCACCTACAATTTTCTTACGGATACGAGCGTAATTACGAGCAACGCTACAAGGCTAATCGCAAGGCTTTCAAGTGGTCTAAATACTTCACTAAGAAGGACGGGAAATACTATT